GTATGTGGAGTGAATACTATCAGCTTAAAGGCAGTATAGAAAGATGCTCACAAAACTATCCTATTCAGGGCCTGGCTGGTTCACAAACTAAGATGGCAGGTGTGCTGTTTAGAAGGTATCAAATAGAGAATAACCTGAGGGATAAACTCTATCTAACTTCTCTGGTACATGATGAGTGTCTTTCAGAAGTAGTTAAAGAAATGGCAGAAGAAGGACTCAAAGTGTTAGAGAATAAAATGATAGAAGGTGCCAACTTATTCTGCAAAAAAGTGAAGATGGGAGCAACGGGAAACATCTGTGAGTACTGGTCCCACTAGGAATCACATTGATAAACAAATATGTATCAAAAAGCTTGTAAAATCAAGGGTTTCAGTGTATATTGTGTACCCTTTCAAAAATTAGGAAAATGCCAGTTACATTACAGCAATACAACAATATCAAAGCATTTCTGAAAGGAAATCCTGAAGGTGGGTATGAAGACTGGGCTAACCAATACAAACCTAAGAAAGAGAAAATCAACAAAGAATATTCCAAGGAATTTGAAGAGTGGTGGTGTATATATCCTGCTACATCAAGATTTGATTACAGAGATATAAAATTCAAAGGCACCAGGATTCTAAGAGAAGATAAAGCAGTTACCTATAAATGCTATGAAGAAGCTAAGAAGAAACATGGTGTAACTGATGAACAGTTGTTGCATGCTTTGAAAGTAGAAATACAACAAAGAAAACAAGCAACATGGGACAGGTATAGCAAAACAAAGTCTGATTATAATGACTTTCAATACATGAAAGCTTCTGCAGCATATCTTAACTCTGGTAGATTTAATTACTACATTGGAGAGGAGCTTGTTCAAGAACAAACACAACAGCCCAATACAGAAAACTTTAGTTTAGACATATGAGCACAGAGTTTGAGCAGATACTACAGGAAATTGAAGCTGGTAAAGAAGGAAGAAATCATAGTGTTTCTATGGGATTTACCAAGCTCAATAAGTATGTCAGTATAAGAAAGAAAATCATGACACTGGTCTTTGGGCCAACTGGTAGTGGTAAAAGCTCTCTTGTGCATGATGCATGGATACTTAATCCTTTTGATTGGTACATGGAGAATAAGCATACAACAAAGCTTAAAATAACTCCTATTCTTTTCTCTTATGAGAGGAGCAAAATCTATACCAAGACAAAGTGGCTGGCAAGAAAGATTTTCAAAGATCATGGTAAACTCATCCCTATAGGAAAGATGTTAGGATGGTGGTCTAACAACCGGTTAACCCCGGATGAACATGACCTGATTATGATGTATGAGGATTATATCAATGAATTGTGTGAGTTTGTAATAATCAAGGAAGGAGCTGATAACCCTACCGGCAGTTATAAGTTCATAAAAAAGTTTGCTGAGGAAAGAGGGAAGATAGAGCAGGTGTCTGAGTACAATAAGGTGTATATTCCTAACAATCCTTATGAGCTGGTGATACCTATAGTGGATCATATTGGTCTGGTGAGGATGGAAAGAGGGTATACCACCAAAAAGGAAGCTATTGATAAGCTTACAGAGTATGCTCAGGAATGGAGAGACTTCTTTGGCTATACACCTGTGTTTGTAGCACAGATAACCAGAGAATTGGGCAGTGTGCAATATCAGAAAATGGATTCTTTTGAGCCTACCGTAGACCAGATAAAAGAATCAGGTGCACCAGGTGAAGCAGCAGATGTCATTATAAGTCTGTTTGACCCTATAAGATACAACACTACTGTACCTGGGTATGATGCAAATAAGCTTGTAAACAAAGAAACAGGGGCCAAGCACTTTAGAAGTGTAAAGATTCTTAAGAATACCTATGGTGAGGATTCAATAAGAGTAGGTTGTGCCTTTCATGGGGCCACAGGCATGTTTAAAGAGCTGCCTCACAGGGACAAGATGACAGAAGATATATACAGCTCTGTTTTATCTGGTGCCTATTTTTTACAGTAAAAAACAACACAGCATATGAGTGAAACAACTGGTGGTGCAGAGAAGAAAGGTATAATTCTCCCCACAACTGTACAGAAAGCAAGAACTGTAAATGCCCAGACAATGGTTATTTACGGCAAACCCAAGACAGGAAAAACCACAGCCCTGTCAAAATTAAACAACTGTTTAATTATTGATGTGGAAAATGGCAGTGCTTTTATTGATGGCATGATTCTGCAGCCACCTGAGAATGCAGGGCCTGTAAGCAAATTCAAATGGTTAAAAGAACTGGCAGCTACTATTAAGGAAGCAGGTAAGCCTTATGACTATGTAGCTATTGATACCTTATCACAGCTGGATATGGATGCTGAGTGGGTTGGTACTTACAATTATATGCATTCTATTACTGGCAAGAAATTCAACAGAGATGAAGCTGGCAATATAATAAAACCATCAAATCCTAACTATGAAAGTGTACTAACCCTGGGTAATGGCTATGGTTACCGGTATACAAGGGAAGCTATTATGGATATATATGATGCTCTGAAAGATCTGGGCAGAATATGTACCATATTTGTTTGCCATGTTGCTGATAAAATGGTAGCCAATAAGAACGGAGAAGAAGTAATGGTCAAAGATCTTGCCTTAGTTGGCAAAACCAGAGACATCATACCAAGGCTATGTGATGCCATAGCTAATGTATGGAATGAAGATGGTAAAATGATGATCTCCTTTATAGGTGACGGTCAGAAAATAGGTGGTGTACGGGCCAAGCATCTGCTGGGCTACACTGGAGAACTGGATTGGAATAAGATATTTATTAAAACAGAAGAGTAGGGTAACAACAATTAGTAACAATTAAAAACAAGTGTATGATTCTAAAAAAAAGTGAAGTCAAAAGCAATGTGAAAATCGGCTTCTTTAAAGGTAAGGTGTTATGTGTCAATCCAACAAGGCAGGAACTATCTGATATCCTGGGATTTGAAAATGATGGAGACAAAGATGAGTTCTCTTATCATGGTACAACAAAAGCTGGTGGGGATGATTATGTCAGAATCAAATTCTGGCTGGAAACTGAAGGAAAAGATAAATTCCCAGTAGAGTTTATGCTTATCAACAAGCCAGCATTAAACAAGGGTGGTGACAAAAAGCAGTTTGTAAACCAAACAGGTATAAACCAATATGCTGATTCTGAAGAGAATCTGTGGGAGAGCTTCAGGTTCTATACAGAGAAAGACAAAGAGGACAAAACAAAATGGGTGCCTATTTCACCTTGTAAGTTGAGGCAGGCTATCCAGGGTGAAGCTTCTTTATATACTTTCATGAGGGCCATGTTTGGCTGTGAAGGTAATGACTGGAAACAAGCTAAGGTCAACTTCTACTATGACAAAAAGAAGAATGCAGATGAGCAGAATAGTATCTTCATAGATACAAAGAAGCTGTTTGCAAATCCTGATAAGTATGTACAGGATGAGTTTGGTGCCATGATCCGGGCTTCTAAGGAAGATAGTATCATAGGTGATGTTGTGTGCCTGGCTACTGCTAAAGTAGATGATGATGGTAAAACATTCCAGAAGATGTATGGTGGCTTTATGTCCGGCTATATGATGAAGCAGGTAAACATTGGTATTACTACCGGGGCCTATACAGGTAATACTTTCCTGAAGAAATGGAAAGAAAGCTTTGACAAGTGGAACTATAAGGAACCTACTGTACTTGGTGCTCTTCAGACATTTGACCCAAATACATACAAACCGGCAGTTAATGACATAATCCAGGTAGATGATACACCTGTGGATGATACAGACTTTTAATTTCACAACCCAGGGAGAGGGGTAACAGCCTCTCCCATTTTTAATCTTTAAACAAACAAAAACAAAAAAATGAGTACAGAATCAGTATTTCCAGCAAGTTTAGACACAGTTTCACCAGAAGAATTGGCAACTACAATAGGTAGTGTAATTATGGGTACAGAAAATGCACCTATTGAGAAGAAGACAAGGCAACGTAGACTATCAGATGGTAAAGCATTTGTAAAGCTTCAGAGCACTGAAGACTTTATCAAAAACATGCAGGAGAAGATTGACATGATTCGGATATTGGATAGTATAACTATGGGTGAAATACCAGGTAATATGAGCAAAGCAAACCGGGATATCATAGTAGAGTTCCAAAGGGAGCATGATGCACTGGTGAAGAAATTCATGGAACGTATCCAAAAAGCATAGTATGACCAACCGGTTAAGTAAAGAAGAATATGATCAGATGAGCTCTAAAATAGTGGAGCTCTCTGTTTCTTTATGGGATGATAAGTTAGAAGATACAGAAGAAGCTATTAAACTTGATGATCTCTGGTTAGTATTGGATGAGTATTTAAAACCAAAAGAAGATGGCAAAATATCTGATTGAAATAAATGTAATTGAAGATAAACTACGTAGGTACAATGGTATAGATGTAGGTGAAGAAAATGAATATGCAGATAGTATAGAATCTCTTATAATACAAGAGATGGGATGGGTTGAAGAGTCTGGTATATATCTTTCATCAATTAATCCTGTGTCAGATAATAATATATTAGTTGATGATCTTGGTAATCAGCTAAGTGAGATTATTAACCAGGATGGAGAAGAGAAAACAGACGGAGAATGTATAGATGAAGTTATAGATTTATTGAAGGCTTATGGAATATACAAAGAAAGAATATAAGACAATAGATGTTGAGGGCCTTGCAATAGCTTTAGCTGAAGCAGCCTGGAAAGAAGATACAAAAAATGTTCATGTGTCAGATCTTTATGATATTGAAAGTTATATAGATGCTAATGGACAGATGAGAGTAAAGAAAGAAGTCAGGCCCTACTGGGCAAATAACTTTTTTAGTATAAAAGACAATTATTTTATGTTAATTTGTCAGTTTTCTAAAGAAGAGCAACCAGAAGAACCATCATATGCAACTGGAAAAGAAGAAGCCGATAATTCAAATTGAGGACATCTTTGCTAAAACAGATGATTACTCTATATACAGGTATTACCTGGGAGAGTTTAAGGTCAATGGGAACATCAGCAGTCCTTTTAGAAAAGATAACAATCCTTCTTTTGGGGTTTACATGAAAGATGGCCGGCTATTCCATAATGATATGGGAGATGCTACTTACCATGGTGATTGTATAGCATTAGTGCAGCAGTTATTTGGTATCAGCTATAAAGAGGCCATAGAAAAGGTAGCCAAAGATTTTGGCATAAGTGGTGCAGGTGGGTGTGAGAGTTGTGAGAGGGTGGTAAGTAGTTACACAAAGCCGGTGCTGGAACAAAAAAGGTATACAATCATCAGGTGTACTGTCAAGAGTAAGTTCACAAAAGCAGAAGCTGAGTACTGGGCTTCTTTTGGCATCACACCTGAGAGATGCAAAGCAGAAGATATATACTCTGTAAAAGAGTGGTCACTGAATGGATTCAAACAAGACCTGGAAAAAGGAGAGCTATGTTTTGGTTATCTGTTTCCCGGTGTAGGATGGAAGATTTACAGACCATTTGCTAGTAAGGAAAACAAATGGAAAGGTAATGTAGACATGACTATTGTGGAGAATAAAGCAGCTATAGCCAGTGCCAGTAAAGTATTGATTACAAAAGCAAGAAAAGACAGACTTGTGCTTAGTAGTCTTTTACCTGGGTGGACACTGGTTAATGTTCAAAATGAATCTGAGTTATGTTACACAAAAGAGTTTGTAGAATCTCTTTCCGGAAAGGAAGTAGTAGTGAACTATGACAGTGACCCAGCAGGTAAAAAAGCAAGCTTATTAGTAACAAAAAAATATGGATTTAGGCACATTAATGTACCTGATAAATATTTAGAAGAAGGAATAAAAGATTTAGCAGATCTTTATAAAAAATATGGCCCAGAGCCAATAATTACACATTTCAAAAACAAACAGTTAATATAACAATGGAAAAGAAGACTTACTACCTGGGATACAACAGATACAGCAATCAAATTATTGTTTACAGCCTGGCAGAGCATGCAGAAAGAAGTGGTACTTGGTGTAAACCGGTTGAATCACACAACCTTGAAGAAGCAAAGAAAGAATTCATGCAGGCTTACCTGGCAGCTAATACAGAACACGAATAACTATGGCAACATATGATATTACCTGGACCATTACTGATGAAGTGGATGAAGAGCTTTTTCCTACTGAAGAAGAAAGAATGAAAGCAGTAGTAGAAAGAGCATTTGACATGCTGCAGGATCATGGTAATGACTGGGTATGGAATGTAGTAAATAAGCAGACAAACAAAGTCTACGAAATAGACTATGAGTTTGCAAGTGAAGAAGAGGGCCCGGTAATAAAAGAACTAAAAACTGAGCAAAATGTACAGTGATTTGAATGAAAGGATAGAACAGATTTACATAAGGTTCACAGAAGAATTACCTGATCCAACTTCAGTATGTCTTTTTATGAAAGAGATACAGCCTATCATAGATGAGTATGAACAGGCAGCCAAAGAAAGTATACGTTGGAAAGCAGAAGACTTTTTAGACAGGGCTTTAGAAGCACATGGATATGACCTATACACAGAAGATGAAGCACAGGAAGACCTTGAAGAAATGATTGACAGCCATGACTGCAACTACGGTATTACCTGGAACACCCTTGATTATTACATCTTACAAAGAATACCAAAAAAATAAAAAACATGCTAAAAATAGAAGAAGTAGTAGATGAACTACAGAGGAGAAGCAACTGGTACAAGAAAAAAGAATTTATTGAACAGTGGGTACATCAGGTAATTGATGCATGTGCCAGTGTAGCAACTTCTAAAAAACTGGAAGAAAAAATAAAAACAGTGAAAGATGATCTATGATATCCTGTACCGGGATGGTGCAAATTATAAGCAGTATTTCAGAGCAGAATTTCCGGATAACAAAGACCCAAGAGAAGAATCCGAATTAACAATGGAAGAGTCAGGACTTACAGTAGGTGAGTTCTTTTCTTATATGGGTTGGTCTTATGACCCAGATTATGATCACAACATACTTGAAGTAACAGGTGTGAGTGAAGATCAGATAGAAGAGCCACAAATAAGATTTACAGGTGAACCACAATTACCTAAGTGGAATAAGGATAGGAAAAAAGAAGGATGTGTTAACTATGAGGATTACCTGCATTTTGCTGTTGATATACCAAATATCAACCACATAAAAGATGGTAATGGAGATGAGTGGACAAATGTGGATTACTTTGCCACAAAAGAAGAGGCAATCAAATGGGCACAAGATAATCTTGGTGCTGATGAAGAAGGTCGTATATCAGTAATTAGTCAGTTTTAAATTAATGTATTATGAAACTACTATCAAAAATAAAAATATTTTATTTTAGGAATAAAAAAATTGTAGATCTTATAATAGCTCTACTGTGGATTTTTTTGATAGTAGTTGTAGTTGTAAAAGACTTAAAAGCAAAAACAAATTATGGAAACAATAGAGCAGAAAATATTTGACCTTCTTTATTCTGGTCAACTTTGTTGGACAGTTAACAAAGAGCAGTTGTATACAAAGGATGGAAATATAGCAACAGGTGGATTTGCTACAAGAAGAAGTGACAATGGGAATATTCTTGGTATTGTTGGTAGCAGGTATGCACCATTACAAAATCAGCAACTTGCTAAAGAATTTTTGGAATCTACAGAGCAGTTTGACTTTAAGAAGATAGAAGCCACACAGGTAAATGGTGGTAAGAAAGTAGTGATTAAAGCCTATATAGGTGATATACAGATAGGCAAGGATACAGTACACAGGTATATCACAGTGTCTAATACTCATGATGGTAGTGCACCAATAATGCTTGGCATTTTTAATAAAGTACTGGTGTGCTCCAATGGAATGATGAGGGAAGTAAACCATAAAGAACTTGCAAGGGTTAAGCATACAACCAATGCAGGTGAGAAGATGAATTGGTATATCCGTAATATTCCTTTGATTCTTGCTGAGGAAGAGAAAATGATGAGGACATACCAGTCTTTGGCACAGGTAAAAGTAACAGAGGAGCATATAAAGAGGCTCATCAAAACAGTCTACAAAGTAGATATGGATACACCTGAGGAAGAATTAGCAACAAGAACTGTAAACAGGGTAAAAGAGTTTGATGATGCACTTACAAAGAATGGTCTTAATGTACATGGCAGGACTTTGTGGGGTGTCCTACAAAGTATGACATATTTAAACTCACATGATAAGAAGGGAACTGTTACTGATGATTATATGACAGGTGCTAAATATGAAATGTCCAACATGACATATGATCTTTTAGTTAGGATGATGCATGAAGAAACATTGGAAACAGCAGAAGTAGATTACTAATATGTTTTACAGATTTTGGGACAAACAATGTAACCGGTATATGGCTACCGGTTACAATAGTCCCACTAAAGAAGAAGCAAAACAAGCCATATCTTCTTATTTGGTTATGGGCAGTGACTGGGAAGAAGATTACTTAGAAAATAGGTCATTAGAAGATATATGCAACAGTTTTGAGTTTGACCTTGAAGAAAGTGAAATAGAGTTTGAAGAAAATAATGAATAATCAAAAAGCAGGGAGATATAAAAGTCTCCCTGTTTTTATTTAAAAATAAACTATGGAACATACATACACAATACCAATTAAGTATATTATAGAGGTAGAAGTAACTGTAAAGAGTACAGAGAGTGTACAAAAGGTCTATGAAGATGTTAAGCAAATAACTAATACTGTTACTGATGCTACTTCTTTGAGTAATTGTGTAGTAGTAAGAGAACAAAGAGTTGTATCAAGATCCCAAATATTAAAATCGTAGTATGCAGGTAAATGATAAATTGAAAGAACAGTTCGGTACTTGGCTGGAGCTGTTTAGGCCATTCATAGAATCAGAAGCATTTGACAAAATCTTCTCCACCCTTAAAGCTACTACCAAAGCCGGCAAAGAAGTGTATCCAGCATCCTCTGAGGTGTTTAAATCCTTCAGGCTATGTGATAGACATAAGATGAAAGCTTTGGTGTTGTTACAGTGTCCCTATGCCACAAAAAGGCAGGGTGTAGTTGTAGCCAGTGGTATACCAATGGATTGTTCCAATATAGCTCCTTATGAACAGCCTACTCTGTACCAGTGGTATCAGGCCCTGGAAGAACAATATGGGTTTGACCCATTTAATGACCTCAGGTGTGATCTAACATATCTGTTACAGGAGGAGCATGTGATGTTACTGAATAGTGCATTAACAGTGGAAGCCGGCCGGCCAGATAGTCATGCTCAATTATGGGAACCGTTTACAAAGTTCTTCTTTGAGGAAATAGTAGACAAGTACTATAGAGGTATACCTGTGGTCTTTGTAGGAAAAACAGCCCAAGCATATGAGAAGTACATTATGCCCATAAGTCATTATATTAAGAAGGTAGAACATCCGGCAGCTGCAGCTTATGCAGATAGGAAATGGAGACATGATAATGTACACACCTGGTTAAATGAGATACTGGAAAAAACAAATGGGCCGGACCACAAAGTAAATTGGTTCAGAAAGAAAGATGTAGAGGTAAAGGTATACAACCCGGCACCTGATACAACAACTGTTGATGACTGTCCCTTTTGATATGAAAAAGAAAAAGGTAAAAGAAGAAGAGGTAAAAAAATTCCAGCACTTATCAGAAGTAGAGCTGGATCAGCTTATTGAAGAAGAACCAGAGATAACCATCAAGGAGTATCTGGCTCTT